GTTTCCTCAACAATGTCCCACTCGATAGTCTTTGGAAACTCCTTGACTAGCTTCTGGTACGTCTCTAGGTCCACAGGCTCATAGGGTGCTTGCTGGTACGTATGTTCTGAGTAAGGTAGGAAGCTTATGCCACTAACCTTGTCGAACTTGTTGTACAACCACTGACCCACCTCTAGGAACTCGTCGTCTCTGTAGTAGCAAGTCATGGAAGGCTTGTGCTCACACCAGTAGTCCTGATACAACTCCCATAACTCAAGCTGCTCCATGGCTCCCATGTCAGTCGCTACTACAGCCTTCTTAGGAGACTTTATAGGGAACGAGAAGACCTTAGTAGTAGCAGAAGTCACGTCTATCTCCACAGGCACTCCAGCGGCCTCTAGGACAGCACACAGAGGGTCTCTTGCGTCTGCCCTTACTCGTCGTATGTACTGCTCTGAGTATCTAGGGTGGATGCCAGACGCGCTGTCCACCAACTGAGACACAGTACCGGAAGGCTTAACAGCAGTAATGGCAGTGCTAACATTGATGCCAAGCCGTAAAGCCCAAGTGCGGTTAGTTTTAATAGCCTCTTTCTTAAGCTCCGTGAGCCACTCCTGTAGTTCTGCACGACTCTTCCTCCCTGACATAACTGGATGGTCCATGATTCCTGTTAGTGATACACCTAGTAACGCTTCCTCTTCCGTGTTGTCCTTCCAGATCTTACGTAAGTACCTGAAGTCAGTCAGAGTCGCCTGTAGCGTCCCTAAGACGGCTGCAGACCTCACCTTTGCACGTAGAGTGTCCAGTGTGTCCTCTGCTCTGACTACTACTTCAGACAGGTTACAGAACTGGTACGGACGTAGGATGATCTCTGAACACGGGTTAGTACCGAAGTCAAAGCTGGCGTCTCTACGGCCATTCTTCTCTGCCTGACGTTGACTTGCGACACGACTAAAGACACCTCTTTCGCCTGACCGTGACTCGTACAGAGACTTCCACTCGTTTAAAAAGGCTTCAAAGTCAGGCTTCTCTGTGTAGCAAGCTGAGTTGTTAGCCAAGCCACGCTGAGGATTATCTACCCACCACTGCCCTGACTTAGCTCGTCTTATCCTGTCGTCGGTAAGATTACTGAGACTGATGAGGGCGCTACGTCTGACTCCTCCAACGACAACGATTTGTGCAATCTTACAGCAGAGATCGTGACACTCGATGGAACTAAGCTTTCTTCCAGCAGCGGTCCGAAAGACGTCAACGGTGAAGTTAAACAGGTCAACAAGAGGTTCTGGGCCAGACGCTCTACCTCCGAAGGTTTTAAGGGCTGACCCTGCAGGTCTAACTCCAGATACGTCCCACTTGGGTACTTGACCACTAAAGAGCATTGCGATAAGCTCCCGGTACGCTTTAGCCCATCCAATTTTGCTGTCAGCGACGTGTATAATGGTATCTGTGTCATGGAACTTTTCCGCAACCTCTGGTAGTTTAGTTATGTACTGGCGTTCAACGCTGAAGCCCACTCCAGTGCCACACATAAGTACGTACATCATTTCGTCAAAGGCTTTAGGGTGGTCTATAGGCAGATAGGAGCAGTTAAACCCAGCTACATTGTCCCTGTCCAGAGCTTCCCCTGCAGTCATCAGTGCCCTCATGCTGGGCATTACGTCCAGATTGTAGATACCGTCGAATAGACTCTTGGCTTCCTTTGTTGTCAGCTTCTCCTTACTGACCCAGAAGTCTAAGTAGCGGTCCACAGTTTCCTTCCATGTTTCCCTACGCTGCTCCTCTGGTAAGTAACGTGCGTAGCGGCTCTTGTGTATGTATTCTTGATATGCGTCCATTATAATTCGTATTCTCCTCCGGTTAATAGTGACATCTTAAGCTGATCCAACACAAAGTAAAGCTCTAGTGGGTCAATGTTAGTCGAGACTACTACAAACTCCTCCGACTTGATTATACAAAAGGCGTCTTTGTAGTCCTCTAGTTTCTCCACCGACATAATTGCGTCAAATACTTTAGGTACAGGTATCTTTTCTTCTTTGCCATTAAAGTTTCCCTCGATTACTTTCATTAGATAAGTTCCTGTATGAGTCTGTCTAAGTACCACTTGCACTTACGAAGGTCCTCTACGGGTTTTCCTTTGTAGTGGTAGCGCCATAAGTACTTCAGTGCATTACCTTTGAGGTAACCATGGAAGTCTTCTCTAGGCATACTTGCTTTGATTGCTTCGATAGCCTCGATACCTCCTTGGTTGTAATGAGGAGGTTTCTCCACAAGATCGACAGTTTTGACCTTGTTCCACTCCTCTGGTGTCGCTATGTCAATACTCATCTTCGTTCTCCTCTTCACCTTCTAACTCCTCTGCAAACTTTTCTAGCCTGTTGATTAACTTGTCTTCAAACCTGTCCAGTATTTCCTCTGAAGTTATTTCTAAACTTTCCAGAAAGTCGTCAGGATCGTAGGCACGTAGCAGTCGTTCCTTAATTTCTTCCATAGTTAGAGACATCTTTCATCAACTCCTCTACTGTGTCTAAAGTGTACCACGCAAGTCCTTCCTTGTCGCACCATTGGGCCATCGTCATCGTAGCTCCTTTTCTTATTTTCTTGTTTGGGTTCATGAGTACAAACACCAGCGTTTGACCTTCTTCCAAACTGTCCCTGACACTCGTGTACTTCTTGGTGTCTCCTTCCCTGAAGAAACCCTTACATTCAACTAGTGTATTACTAGCGATGTGTACGAAGTCAGGTCTATAGTTTCTGTGTATTGTGTAAGGAATCGTAAACGGTTCGTACTCAAAACCCTTCAGTACTTCCGCTGTGTGTTCCTCAAAGACACTACGAAACTTCGATTTCTTGGACCTTCGGCTCATTGTGTACCTCTACTAAATAACGTGGACCTGATGAATATGCGAACCCTCTGACCGAAGGCCAACACTCCTTTTTGTAAGAGCAGTAAGAACATCCTATAGCGAGTTTCTGGTTGCCACTCTTTCCATCTGCGATAGGTTCGTAACAAACGCTTGGTGGTTCCTTCTGCTCTACGACCTTTTTTATGTGTTCAATCCTTTCCCCAATGTCGTAGGAAATTAGGTCATGGATAGGAGCCTGTGTGTCCTCTGTATCGTACAGCAGGTACGTCAGGTGTCCGTTTTGTTTGTCCATTGCCAGCCAGCCGAACTTGGTCTCACCTTCGGAGTGCGCGTATCCTTTGATCTGCGCCACGTACCCAAAAGGATCGTCATAAGCCAGTGTGCCTTCCTTGAACTTCTTGAAAGCAAAGGTGGACGCAGACTTCACGTCAGTCACAACCCCGTCAATCTTGCAGTCCATGGACCCTTTGATACCGTTGACCTCACACTTCTTCTGCTCGTCTGTCACCTCGTGACCCGCAGCTCTTGTGAGGAACAGTAGTAGTTCTTCAATGATGTGTCCATAGAGGAACTTGACGTAGGTGTGTGGCTGTATGTCTTCACCTTTGTCCACGTCGTTGTACACGTTCCACAAGTAGCGGTCCTCACGCCCTATGTTGGACATACGTAACTTACGTGAGTCGTCCCTCTTCTCTGTGAACTCTTGACGCATGAGTACCTTCACGGCTTCACCGAACTGGTCTATACATGCTTCAATGTCCACTCCTTCTGCTACTTCTTTGGACTCCACAAGTTTATATATGTCACTAACTAGGTTGTAAGTGCTTTTCATTTGTACTCTTCCGCTGTACTAGAGACGACAACTCTGGCCTCCTCCGGTGTGCATTTGAACCACTCGCCTCTACGTTCGTAGGACTTCTGTAGCTCTGTGTGTGCCTGTGATTCTGCTTCTCTTCGATTGTTTACATCATAGTAATATTGTAACACATAATCCCTAAAAGGTGAAGAAGTTTGGTAGTTATTTAGGCGGTCCTCAGCGTCAATAGCCATACCCACCTTTACCCAGTCAGGGAAGTTAGGGTTAGTGATGACGTACACCTGACCCTCGACACTCAGTTCATACTTAGCTAAACTACTGAACGCTGCGTCTTCAAAGTTCTTGTAGCGTCCGGGTTTGTACAAAGGGTGTCTTGTTGATATGTATCTACCGTTTACCCACATACGTCTAGGGTTATTTCTCTTATGTTGTTCAAAGTTTTCATACACTCTACATTTTTTACATCTGTGCATGTGGCCGTCTTTTGAGTTCTTGTTTTTATGGAACTCAGTCAGGGGTAACAACTCTTCACAAGTATTACACTTCTTCATTGTTTCTTGAATCTGTTGCAGCATGTCCTACTCCTTAGTGCGTCTCTGCCCATGTTGTTCCAACTTTGTACTCACCGTCCAGAGGACATCTCAAGTTAAACTCAATACCCGCAGCCTTGAGACATTCCACGGCTAACCAGCCGAACTTCTCAGCGTCTTTCTCTGCTACTTCTGTCTGCACTTCGTCATGGATATTGCCTATGATCTTGTAGTCCAGCTTCCATAGCTTTGCGTAGTCGTCCAAGATCACCAGAGCTTTCTTCATGACAATAGCTCCTGCAGCTTGTAGCAGTGTGTTCAACGCTGAGTGTTCTGACCTGACTAGGAGTCTCCTTCCGTCGAGTCCTGTGAGGTAACCTTTTGCTGCCGCATTTGAAACTCTTTCCTTAAGAGCTGCGAATGATGGCAGATTATGAAGGAAAGATTCTCTAAGGTTTTTGCCAGTCTTTCTACCTCCTCCAGCCACAGATCCAAGCTTTTCATCTCCTGCTCCGTATAAGAGGGCATAGATGAAAGTCTTAGCCTGATTTCTTGATTCAAGTCCAGCAAGTCGTTGATTTGTTGTGTGGATATCACCGTTAATGATTTCATTAGTGTAGTCCTCGTCCTTCATGTAGTGTGCCAGCATACGCAACTCAAGGCCACTGGCGTCAAAACCAACTAGCTTCTTACCTTCAGGCACAGTCCAGCAAGAGCGACACTCATGTCCATAAGGACTGTGACTTGCGGGTACTTGAGCCATGTTGGGTGACTGGTGTGTCATGCGTCCTGTGACTGCTCCGTTGCTGATGACTCTACCATGGACTCTACCGTCTTCCTGCACGTGCTCTAGCCATGAGTTTACCTGTGCGTATCTTTTCTGTAGCATCAGGTACTCACTCACAACTTTTGCTTCCGGTAGATCAATGGTGTCTAGGACTGCTTCGTCAACTATTGGGTTGCCCTTCTCCGTGAGTTTGTCGAAGCTAACCCCAAGGCTCGAAAGCCTCTTCGCAATCTGCTGCCTAGAACCCACATTAAAAACTTCAACCTTGTCTTTAAGCCTCTTGCCCGTCTTCTCTGACCATCTTTCATGGACGATTGGCGGGAACCTCTTCTGTAGTATCTCCTCGATGTCATTCATCTTCTCCTTAAATGTGGCACATAAGTCTCTTGCCAAAGACTGGTCCAGAAGCCAACCGTTTTTCTCTTGCTGCTGCACTGCTACTTGCACTTTATGCTCTAGCTCAATACTGGCAGGTGAGAAGCAGGTCATCCCCTGCATTAACTTCTGGTGTACTGCTTCCGTTACTTCTACGTCTCTGATACAGTAGTCAATCATCTCTTGTGACAACTGAGACCAGTCACTGTGGTCACCCTTTGGGAACCCTAGCTCATTACCCCAGTTCCTCAGTGAGTGTCCTCCTGACTTACTGGGCTCATACAAACGTGACAAAACCAGCGTATCGATGATCCTGTCAGAAGCCACTGAGACGCCCCAGAGACGCTCTAGGACAGGGATATCGTATCCTATTAGGTTATGCCCAACGACGCTCACAGGCCTTCTCAGTGCGTCTAAGAGGGTGTCCGGAGTGGTATGGACGGTAGAAACACCATTTTCCCGTGTTACTACGCACCAAATGGTGTCAGGAGTCAAACCGTTGGC